CACCGATTTCGGTCGGGTCAAGGTGATGCCGTCTCTGTGGATGCCATCTGACGTTGGCCTCATCCTCGATGCCGACTTCTTGGCAGTCGCGTTCTACCGCAACTTCCGTCAGTACCCCTTGGCGAAGACCGGTGACGCAGAGACTCGGATGATTCTCGCCGAGTGGGGCGTGGAAATGCGTAATCCCCTTGCGCACGTCATGATGAACGGCATCAAGCAGGGTGTTGTCATCACGACCTTGGTGAACCCCGCAGCGGTCAAGGCTTCGCAGTCGCCTGCAAGCCCGGAGATTACTACCTCCGAAGACCAACCGCACGGTCGTACCACTACCTAAGTAGTGAAAATCCCCGCCCCTAACGGGGCGGGGTATTTTAGGAGAGTATCATGCCTCCAGTAAGTGAGAAGCAGAGGCGCGCGATGCGCGCAGCTGCGTCGGGTAAGTCTACGATTGGTATTCCGAAGTCTGTCGGTAAAGAGTTTTCCAAGGCCGATCCTGGCGGAAAGCTGCCTAAGCGCAAAAAGCGCCGGTAGACTTCTGAATATAAGTATATCTTGACAGCGGCCTAAGGGTGTGCTACCATGGCTGAACGGAAGATCGTATATCGAAATGATGGAGCCGCAAAACGAACGATGATTCTGGACGATGACTATCCGGACCGGGTGGTTGTCCATACAGAACAAGACATGGCCCAGACTATTGAGAATAACAAGGCCATGAGGGAATTGCACCCAGAGAAATCTAACAATAAATTACTAGCTCGGGGGGTGCCAATTGCCGTCGCGGAACAAGCTCTGCGAGAAGATTGGGATCAGAACGACTGGAAACGCTGGTTGAATGATCCTGATAATGCCGCATTTAGAGTTTGGCCGGGACGGGTGTAATGCCAGGGTACCTCACGGACAAATGCACAGAGATTCGTAACTGGCTAGCGATTGGTTCGGATGTATACCCCGATCCAGTTATAACCGGCTGGATTCGTATGGCCGAGGAATATTTATCCACGGCGCTTCGTGTCAAGCACATGATCCAGTTTGACACTAATCAATTAATTGAAGCCAGAGTACCACTCCCCAAAGATTGGCAGGAGATTCGTCTCCTGCGCTTTTTGGAATCCGGTGGAGTGGGAAGATATCAAACCCCCGATGCTTTCTATAACCCGGAGTTTCCCGATGCGCCCGCTCCGCCATATCCTGGAAGGGATAAGCGCTACACAATTTTGGGGAATTATATTGTTGTTGGTGATGTTGATCCTTCTGTTGGTCTGGACGTTGAGTTAGCCTATTATCAGAGCATACCTCCCCTGACCGATGATGAAAATAACTGGATCAATCTTTACCACCCAATCGCGTACACTCTGAAAATTCTTCACATTGCATCCTTGTATGCCATTGAGGACGAACGGGGTCCCGTTTGGGACAACGAGGTGGTTCGGATGGTCAATGGGATGAATGCGCAGCATAAGATAGATATGGCGAGCGGCTCGGTGTTAGTTCAGGTCAGGAAAAAGTCGTTTGGATAATGGTTACGCATGTCGATGGGCGAAAATATGGTAGAGGTAAGTACGGCGCGAAATCATATGATTTGGGCGTCGTTCATGTTCTACCGCCCTGGATACCTATTCCCGATGTGCCGGTGGAAGCATGGATACCCATTCCGGCCCAACCGGCTTGGGCCGATTCGGCCAATCGAGATTTGTATGCGACCGAACAGTGGAAACCAGTTTTGATGCCGGTGAACTAACGTGGACACGACTACTCCCAATCTAGGTCTAACGAAGCCCGACGTTGGTGCTTCCGATGACACTTGGGGCGAGAAGCTCAATGGAAATTTTGATATTATTGACTCGTCCATTGGTGATTTAGACCTAAGTGGCGCGGCATCCAATGTTACTGTTACGCCCGGTGGTAATATTTCTTCTACCACTGTGCAAGCGGCGCTGTTCGAATTAGACGCTGAGAAGGTCGCCAAGGCTGGCGACACGATGGCGGGTCACTTGTTTTTGCCAACATCCCCTGCAGCCGCTAATGCGGTGCGGAGAGATTACGTTGATGCAGGGATAGCAACGAAAGCGCCGTTGGCAACTATTTCTCCATTACCCCCAAGCGGGGGGATAGATGGGGACGTCTGGTATCAGGTAATTGGTTCCTCTTACAGCACTGCCGGTGAAATGCTTGGATTCTTTTTGCCAATAACCAAGGCGTCATAATATGGTAACTTCATCCGTTCCGGTAACTCCCGGTGCTGGTAAGAATCTCGCTACTAATTCTATTAGCGAGGATTCATTAACTAAAGAGCTTTCGCGCATTGTTATGAATTCGTCTGCGGGTGTAGATTTGTCTGGTGCTGATGGTATCAAAATCGCTTCCGCGCAGCTTGGGACGCTCGGACAAGTAACTAAGGCGAATAGCGTTCCGGTCGTTCCGGCTACGGATTGGGTGTACAATACTGGTAAGTACGTAGCGGTTGCTGCGAATCAAGCTGATTTTACCATTCAATCATCTGTAGGCGCGATTGGTGATTATCTCGATCATGTTGTGGTTATCCCGGCAACAACTGCTGCCGGTGTCGTGACTATCAAAGATAATGCAACGGCTATTATTTCCTACCCTGGCGGAGGAGCTACAGCATTGCTTACGCTTACACCATTTACAATTTTTGTTGGAGCAGTAAGTTCAGTTGGGGCTTGGAGAATAACCACGGGCGCAAATGTTTCAGTATTGGCAGTGGGGCGATTTTCATGACGCTGCCTTGGGCATCCGGCGCATTTGATAACGCAGCGGCGCACAGCGTGAAGGCGGCGGCTGTCGGAGGTGCTGTGTGGGATCAAGTGACAGCTGGACCTGATCTTACCTTTCCTACGGCTGTTTCGGTAGTCGGTCATGCTGTTTCAAGCACGTCCATTGTGCGAACGACCACCGCGCACAGCAGCGGAAAATATTATGTAGAATTTACTATTGATCGATTGTCATTTAAGGGTGAATTTGGGCTTGCGAATAGCTCGATGATAATGTCAGCCCGTGATTTGGGGAATGATGCTAACCCATCAAATAGTTGCGGCGTCTGGACGAGCGGTCCGTTTTTTGCAAATGCCAATGGTGGTGGTCTTTCTGTTCTGAGTAATCCAATACCAACAAGTGGAACTACTAATTTGGATATGGCTGTTAATTTGGATGATACTCCGAACTTGCTTTTTTATCGGGTTGAAAATGGACCTTGGAATCCATTGCTCGCCGGTACTCAAAACCCCGCTCTTCCTGCAGGAACAGGCGGTGGCATCGATTTTAGAAATTTAAATAGCTCTTTGATGGTCGCTGGTCCGTATTACGTTGCTTTTGGTACTTGGTTATGTGATATTACAGCGCGTTTTGCTTCAGGAAGCTGGATCAATACTGGCTCTAAGCCAGCTGGTTATTCACAATGGTGAGTTGATGACTGGATTTTTGTTTAGCGGAGGTGGTGGAGGTGGTGGAGGTTCCCAAGAGGGGATCTTCAATGTCAAGACATTTGGCGGAGCTATCGGTAACGGGGTAGCAAATGATACAGCGGCGGTAATTACTACATTTGCAGCAGCATGGAATTATGGCGTTAATATCGGCAGTAACGCGAAAGGTGCTATTGTATTTTTCCCCGCTGGTGCCTATCGTGTCAATCAAACTATTTCATCGACGGGTCAGGGTTCCAACAACATCTCGATTGCTGGTAGCGGGATGCATAACACAATGTTGGTCGGCAGTATCGACGATGGATTTATTCTAGATAAGCCGGATGAAAACGGAGCAGGAATTATTTCAATATGTGACATACAAATAGTTAACGAAAGTGTGGCATCATCCTTTAATTTACAAATAACTAGTGCAACTTGGAGTGCTGGAACGATAACGTATAACACTCTTAATCCGCTTACGGATATCAATTGGACGTCCGGCTCACGTCGGATACGCATTCCTGGCGTCGATTATTTTGCTGATGGGATTAATCCAACGGCGATGGGCGGCTATTTCCTGGTCGGTAATAGAACTGGAGCCAATCAGTTCCAAGTAACAGGAATGGCTGATCCGGGAGCAACATATGTTGGTGGGGGTCATGTCTATTTGGTTTCTGGTGCACTTCGCTACAGTTTCCAATCAAGCGGTAATTTAGAGAACATTTTTCTACAAGGGATGATTGGCCTAGATGCTGGTTCTGATCAATTCCAGAGCCGTTACGCTAATATAGCCTGCAATGGTCCTGGAGGCACCGTTATTCCAAGTTCGATTGGTATGATATGTTGTGACGCTACGTTTGTTGGTTGTAATATTCTTGGTTTTGGTACTGGTTATCGGGTCGGCGGCGTTACGACAGGATCAAATTCTGGCGCTCCTGGCACTAACTTTATTGGTTGTCGGGTTGAGGTTTGTGAAATTGGTTTTGATCTTGGTAAGAATAGTCTCGATCACGTTGTGTCGTGCGGCGTTACGATGGTAGGGTGTCAATCGGAACGGTGCACGGAAACTATCGTTTGTCGTTCAGTGGGGCCGTTGCAGATTCTGGGCGGGGCGTTCACCGGCACCTGCGGCGTGGGTCATTATTTTTATATTAGCAGCGGCGGCAGCCTAACTTGGTCGGCTGGGCAAGCAACGCTAACTATTCCCCCCAGCTTGCCATCGCTCAATGATTACGGCTGGACCGGTGGTACGCGAGAGGTAGTTATTGATAGCGCGGAAGCGACACGTAATACTATAACCAATCCAACAACGTGGAACCTTGGAACGATAACTTATACAACGGTCGAACCGCTAACAAATATCGGCTGGACCACCAACGGGACTACGCGCATTCTCAACGTTAGCGGAATTATGCCGCCATCAATGGCTATCCTTAACGGCACCGGGACTCGAACTGGAACTAATACTTTTACGATATCAGGTTTCCCTGATCCGGGTCAGCCATACAATAGCGCCGCTCCTACTGGTCCCGGTACAGTTTCAATATCTCCCGGCTATAACACACTGCCCGGTCACGTCACAGCAACATGGCAAGGTACGCCGGGAAGCGTGTCGCGACAATTCAAATATCCAGTTGCAGTTGATCCGGGTGGTCCGAATATAAATAATTATGCGCTGTGGAGCTTCATGCAGCAGTCGTGCATTAAACTTTTAAATGCCGGGTATGGCTTATTTTCCGGCGTAGGAATGAGTATTGCTGATCCTGATATTGCTCAAGTCGATATGACCAATCTTGATGGCGGCTACTTAACATTTCAATCAATGCCGATGGGCAATTACGATGGAATAAAATCATTTACGCCACCCGCTGGAGCGCGCAAGGCTGGGATAAAGTTTGATAATTGTGGGGTAGTATCTTTAGATATTACTTTTGCCGACCTTCAAGGTCATACTGGCGTGTGGCTGAACTCCTATGGTGATCCAAAAGAGGGAGAGGAATACAACATTATTGATTGTATTCCCGCAACGCCCATGGCGATTGCTAAAGGTGGCGGCACAGGTCTATCCGCACGGCGTAAAATACGTTTCCAAGGTTATGCCGCATGCACTCTTGCGAGGTCTGGGTCCACAGTCACGGCAACGACCTCCGTAAACCACGGACTAACAGGGACCAATCACCTCTACATCAAGGGTGCGCTTGAGGGTCGTGATCGACCACATGGCGTTCTCGGCGATTATAATGGATACATTGACGCTACTGTTACTGGCGTCAACACGTTCCAATACACGATTGCTGGTACGCCAGCGACACCGGCAACGGGTTCGATCTTTTATGGCTATTGGCAGGTTATCGGATGATCTTAATCGCGAAGGAGACTAACAATGGCTACCTGGACTGAACCTGATGTCCTTTCTGAGGACATTGCCAACAAGATACACGACTTCAATTCCGATTCTTTCTATCTCGCGTTGAGCAATGCCGCGCCGGTTCTTGGTACGACGTTTCTGCTGAGCAACGTCACGCAAATATCTACCGGCAACGGTTATACGACGCTGGTGGACGGTGGCTCGGGCGCTAAGGCGACAACGCTGTCGTTTACGCGATCCGGACAAACCACCACGGTATCGGGCACGCAAGCGGTGTGGACCGCAACTGGCGCGGTTGGACCGTTCCAGTATGTGATCTGGGTCAACGACACGCCTACGACACCGCTTAATCCGGTTATTGGCTGGATCAACCACGGCACGCCGATTACCATGGCCAATACCGACACTTATACAATCCCGGCTGGCGCTATATTTACAATTAACTGAGGCGCAGAATGGATCACGTCGCTGATCTTAAACGCACGCCATTTATCTTGGCAGGTCGTGCTGTTAGTACGATCCAACTGCAGGTGCTTGGCAACATCAAAGATCATATTCGGATTGGTCTTCGTGAATGTGAAGTGCGCAGTGATGGTTCCGTGATAATTAACCTCGCGCCTAATCAAGCGCAGGCGCTTGGGAAAGAACTAATGGACTTGGCAAGGAAAGGACGATTCAATGGCCAAAATTGACGTAACTGAAATGCGAGACAAGGCTGGTGAGGAGTTGGAGCAGTTGTACACTGATCTGCGAACTCTTCAGGATGAGGCGCGCGCTATTTCTGAAGCGAACGCCGAACGTGCGGCGTTGCATGCGCGCATCAAACAAACTAAGCGCATCATTGCTGGTAAGGCTGACGAGTATGGTGAGCTTGCTCGTATGGTCGCGGTAATGAGTGGTGGCACTAACTATCGTCCGCAGCCATGATCCGAGGCGACAGCGTAATCTGTGGCACGACCACGACCGGCACCGGTACGCTGACGCTTGCGGCATGTCCAACGCCGCCCGGTGGCGTTGATTTCGATGTGCTGTGTCGCGCATTGGGCTTCGCCAACAATAGTGCCAATATAGTTAGTTATACGATTATTGAATACACGGATAGCAGCTTTGCTACCGCCAAGTCGCACGAGAAAGGATTTGGCATCCTGACGCTTGGTTCGTCTACCGGGATTGCTAATTGTACCCTCGCTCGCACTACCAAGCAATCGTCCGCGACCTCGCTAAACAGTCAACCCGCCACGCAAAACTTCCTGCCGGGAACCGGCATTACGATAGGCACCGCCGCCAATACGCTGGTGTTTATTGGCCCAAGCGTGATGGATATTCCGGCATTTGTGCCGTACTACGACTCAACAATAGCAAATTCCGTGCCGCCGGTTGGCACGATGAACGCCACCACTGGACAGGCATTTATAGGAGGTTCTGGTTCGCATGGTTACAACGTATTTGATTGGCGTATTCCAATGCTGGTCAAGCGTTGCAGGATGGCAAATTGGTCAGCTTCTACCGGAACGACAAATCTCTACGCGGCACTCTATAGTATTGGCACCAATGGTAGGCCAGATCGGTTGCTTATCGATTTTGGCGTGATGGGAACGGCGGGCGCTTCGCTTAACACTGCATTCAGCGGGCTTTCCAGCGCGGTGCATTCCACTGGATTTTTCCTAATGCCGG